CAGTGGCCTGTGCTGCCTGCGCTAAATCGGCATTTATGCCGCGACGAATGGCGTCCACCTGTCTGAGAGTAGCTGTCGTGGGAGGTGGCGCGCCCGGCTCACCGAAATAGCCCGCGCCTTCGCCAAGCGACACCCATTCGCCACGCGATGGCGGTCGGCGGAGGGAAGCCAGTTCGCGGGCCAAAGCGCCGGGTGCAGTTTCTGGCTGAAATGCAGTAAGAGGACGACCAAGCACCTGTTCAGACAGTGCTACAACAGGCGTAATATCTATCTGCCTTTTGCCTGCACTGCGTATTGGGCGCTCATAGGCAGGTTCAATCTGTTGTTCGCGGGTGGCTCTTCTAATGTCCGCTGCGGTCTGCTGAATAACCTCGCCTTGGGCTTTCATGCTGGTAGGTGGAAGCTGCGTTTGTAGCGCGGCTCCTTGCTGCGTCATGCCTTGTTGTTCGGCGGCAAGCCGGCGCATAAGATCATCGCGAACAGCCCGAAGCTGCGCTACTTCAGTGGGCGACATACGATCAGCGCGCGCCATAAGGTCTGCATCAATACGGCGGATCTGTTGTTGGATAGCTGAAAACCGCTGTTCGGCAAGACCAAAAACCTCGCGCCCGTAAGGCTGGCTTACGTTCATAAGCGAGGATTCCATACCCGCGACAGCGGGCTCTGTTAGCCCCGCTGCTACTGCCGCCTGCGAAGCCGTCGCGGCCGGAGCGCCGGGCGTAACCGGCACCGGCTGCGCCATCGCATTGGCAAATGCTTTGGGCTCTGTTAGCTGGCTCATAACATTCTGAACTGCGGCGCGTCGTGGTTCCAGAACCGGCGCGGCGAGACGCCGCCCCGCCCCCGCCAATCGCATTCCGCCGGCAGCGAATGGCGCAATTCCAAGTAAAGTAGAGACAGGGCGTTCAGCAAAACTTTCGTAAGGGTGCTGTAGAAATTCACTAACGCCAGACACTGCACCTTTTGCCGTCTCAAGCGGGCTCATCACGACACGATTGATGGTGCGGCTAAGTTCTTCCGGGGTCAAACTTTGGCCTATCGCGGTTACATCGGCCGGGATGTTACCGAGTATGCGACCTGCTTCAGAAACCACAGTATCCAGAACACCCGGCTCTTCAGGCTCGGCGGGTAGCCCTAGATGCTCAAATATCTTCGTGTCAGAAACGCCTTTTGCCCGCGCTTGCTCTACGAGAGGATGATCCATAAGAAATTTTTTTATGGCTTCATCAGAAACGCCTCGCTTACGCGCGGTTTCTATTTTCCCGTAGATTTCGTTAGTCATTTCTTGGCCCCGAACAGATCGGTAAGAATGGCGTTTTCGTCAATTTCAGATGCAGCTTTACGCTCGCCTATTATGGGTTGTTCGCGGATCTGTGACATGCTCATGGGTGAGTAACTATACCCAGCTTGCTTAGCTTTTATGCGCAACACTTCATCCCACGCCGCAAGGCGCTGATTAGGTTGGATACTGGGGTCGTTTATTTGGGCCTGCGCTTCTTTAAGAAGACGAACGTCGGCATCCGAAACCTGACCACCAAGTTTATTGTTCGCGGCGGCCAGCACCATGTTGTCAATAATGGTGTTCAAGCGGCCAACATTTTCCATTTCTGGCGTGGCTTTTCCCGTAAACGCCCCCGATTTTTGCTGGGCATACGCCCGAAAGGCGCTCGACGGCGTATTTTTGATAAGATCGGCAACGCGGTTGGTTCCTTTTTCAAGGTCAACGCCAGCTATATCTAGCACTGAGCGCGCCGCGCGTCGAATCTCGTAATCAGGTGTGCCAATCGGAGGCGAAGGCGCATCAATCGCTTTTATTTTTCCGGGTGTCGGCGGCGCGGCAGCTTCTTCGTCCATAGGCGTTAAAGGACGGCCTGAAAAAGCATTCTGCGGTTGTGTGGACGGCGTTAGCATTGCGTTAGCGGCAGAGGGCATAGCGCCCGGCTGACGCGGCGCGTCCAGATAATATTGATTCGTGGCCTTATCATACCGCATGACATAGCCGGGAGCGAACGAAGGTGTCTGCGGCGGCGCAAATTCAGCTTCTGTGCGCTGACGAATAGTATTTTCAGCGATACGTCTAACCATGTCCGCGTTCTTCATAGCGGAGTCTATTTCTTTAACTGTAGGAGGTTTATCAGCCTTAAATTTTCCCGCAAACTCCGGGTATGTTTCTTTAATTGTGTTATAGGTTTGGCCCCATGTATCAGGGGCGTCTGGATCATATTGTGACAGCGCGTCTTGTGCAGCAGCGGTTTTCCTTATGCCAAGATCAAGCACAGCCGTATCGGCTTTGGCTAACGATTCGCGCGCTATCCGTTCTTCTTTGGATATTTTAGTTTCTAATTCTTTCTTCTCCAAAGCCGCACGCGGCAATTTAATCTCTTCAAACTCCCGTTGGCGCAAAAACTGCTCGCCGCGCGTGGCTTCAGCCGATGCGGCGGCTTGTTCCGCCATACGGCGTTCGCGTTCACCGGCCAGTCGACTGCCGTATAGCTGCCGAGCAAACTCGGGGTCATACTGAAACGCCTGCTGAGCAAAACGCGGGTCTTCAAAATTAGGCGTCATACCCCGAAGCGCCTGTTCGGCCTGCAACCGCCGCTGATACTCCGCCATCTGCATCTCAGCGAGCGCATTCTGCCGCTGGCGGTAATCCATCGCCTGCATCTGCGCGAGCATGTTGATAGGGTCCATTCCGCCGCCCGACATCTGCGGGACGCGAGAGGCTATCGTGTAATCGACGGGCATTAGTCAGACCTCAACGAAAGTAAGGGACGGTTTGCCCGCCAAATTGATACGTGCCGGTCGGGCCTTGCGGTTGCAGGCGATCCATCATGCTATACAGCATCGCGTTCTGCCCGATCCCGCCCAGCGCCTGACCGAGCGCACTCGCGCCACCCATATAGCTGGACGCGCGCGCCTGACCGGCCTGCTCAAGCCCCTGCCCGATTGCCTGACCCGCGCCAATCATCGTGTTGGCGATATTGGCACCGGTAGCCTGACCGAGCTGCCCTGTCTGCGCAGCCATCGACGCGCCCGGAGAGGCGAGTCCTTGCAAAGCGCGGAGCTGAAGTTCGCGTTGCTGAAGGAAACGGTTGTAGGCGTTACCATACTCTTGACTGCCCATTTCCTGCCCGAAGCGAGCGGCTTCCTTCAGCGCAGCGCCAGACTGAAGGCCGGCGCGAGCAGCGGCCGAACGGTCAATCGCCTGCTGGCCCTGTTGCACGCGAAAAGCATACCCCGGATCGGCCTCAAAATCCCCCATGCCAAACGGCTGCGCGTAGGAGCCGTAACCGGCGGCGGTCGGCTGGCCCCCGATGCCATATAGCTCCAGCATTCGGTTGGTCGCCGAGACGCCGCCCTGACGGAACGGCTCCATGCGCTCAACCGACTCGCGATACATGCGCTCCTGCTGCTCGCGGGCGGCCTGTGCTTGCTGCGCTTGTATGAGGGCGGACATCATCGACGCCTGCGCCTGCTGCTGCCCGGCAGCTCTTGACGCTCCAGCGCTAAAAAGCCCGCCGACTGCGCTTGTGCCTGCGCCGATCAGAGCCGCTGTAAAAGGGTCCATTTTAATCTCCTGCCGCTTTATAACACGCGGTTTTTGTTACGTCACCACACGGCCGCTGGCGCGGATATTGATGCTGGTAGCTGCGCTGGCAATCGTTGAGATAAAGCTGCCGTTAGACAAGATGTGCCCGACGATTTCGGGGAACGTATAACATTCGCTCGGCTGAAGCGTCTTGGTTTTGACAACCAGATTTTCGTTGCCCGCCGAACCGGCAACAGTCACCAGATTAACGCTGATCGTCGCGGATGAAGCGCTGTAGTTCGTTGCCGTAAATTTGTCGATGATGGTCGTAACTCCAGACGACGTATATTGCGTTGTCTGCGTATTCTCGGCGATTTTTGATGGGATTATGTTTGTTGCTGTGACAGTCATGGCGCACCTTATGATAAACGGCGGACGGGTTCTTGATTAAAAGCAACGACTTCGTTTCGAAACGATTCAGTAGCCGCCGCGCCTTGACGCACTTCCTTGGCTACTTCAATTTGAAGCATAGGCAGAGCCGTAATGGCGCACATCCATTCGTCGACTTCCTTGCCTGTATTAGGATTCGTCCCACGCAAAAGCGTGAACCACGCGCATTTAAGCTGCACGCAGTCTTTCTTGATAAGAGGGCAAAAAGTCCCGTTTTTTAGCTCCATCAGTTCTTCACCGCTATGATAACGTCTACATACTGAACCGCCAAATTAATATTAGCGGCGGTAAGGCTATGCGTATGAGGTTGACCATTACCCGCAGCACCCGAAGTAAGGGCCGAAGAGTTTATGAGAGCTTGAAAAGCTGTCCCGCCGTTGACCAAAGTAACGCTGCCAGCAGCAGTATATGAGTGCGAATGGGACGGAATCTGATCTATGGTAAGCGTAGTTTCGCCGACGGTGCCGCTTATAGACTGAGACGTAAATGCAGTCGTAAACGGAACAGACCCTCCGGTGCCGGCGGTCCCTGATACGACGCGCAACGCTTTGTTGTCGTCAGTGGTTACTTTTGTCCATCCGGTAGGGGCGGCGGTTTGAACAAACAACATTTTTGTCCCCGCCGGCAATGAAGCCCAAGCACCCGAAAAAGTAGTAAAATTAGCTGTCGTCGGCGTCGTAGATCCTATAACAACATTATTTATGCTGCCGCCGGAGATAATGCTATTAGATATAGTTCCACCCGATAAAGCGCTGTTTACTACAGAACTATTAACAATAACGCCTCCAGACACATAGCCACTACTTGTAATGTTATCAACAACATAGATTTCTACGTTATTGCTATCAGTCAACTTTATCTTGTACGAGGAGGAAGGATCAAACCATATGCTGCATTCGCCCCGGCCGTCCAGAATTATAGGGTTAGGATTAGCCGACACGCCCGAAGAACTTGTATATGTGGCCAAAGGTGTCGTCGTCCCCGCCGCGTAAGTATAGACTTTACCACCTACAAGAGGCTGCCCTTCGGCCGTAAAAAATTGAGCTTTGGGGGCTGGACCGAGATTAGCCATTATCGGACAATTCCTATGTTGTCAGTGACGGTCAGAATGACGGACGGAATAGCAGGGACAGGAGCTACAGCCGCTGCCGCCGTTATCTGACAGGCTGTGTTGGAAGTAGACCACATAAGCCTGAAATAGTCACCCGCGTTCATATCTAACACAAAGTTCCACGCCGCAACGGCAGCAGCATTATTACCAACGAGCGTTATTTTGGTCGCCGTATCGGCTTGCGTTGTGCCATTAATATCAGCCCATATGTAAACATCGTGGGCACTGGCGGACGATTGATCTAACTGCGCCGAGAATTGGAAATTGTAGACCCCCGGTCTGTCCACATACACCCGCGATGTCGGCGAGCCAATGTAAACACCATTGGATAGTTCAGTTGTATTGAACGTAACCGCATAAGCCGTGTTTATGGCCGCTGCCGTTTGTGTGGTTGAGTCTGAAAAGACGCCATAGCGCGTATCGGCGATCTGTGGTGTGTAAGCCGGAGCGACGGCAAGAGCGTCGAGCCCGTTGAACACAGACATCTGTTGCGAAAGCCATTCAGCACTGGGCGGCGTTACGCCGAAAGCCTGAAGAGCATTTTCAATAGAAACTTGCGCCGAGGACCAATTTGGGTCGCCCGGCGTTACATTAAGCGCCTGAAGAGCGTTTTCAACAGACGCTTGCGCGGACGACCAGTTTGGTTCATCCGGCGTTACGCCAATAGCCTGAAGAGCTGAATCAACAAGAGTTTGTTGTGTCGACAAGATAGAATCAGCCGGACCGACCTGCAAATCCGTCAGAGATATTGGGTTGCTGCCCGCTCCAGCCAGATTAAACAGACTGAAAAAAAACAAATACCATTCGCGCGAAATCAGTCCGGTTCTGGGGTCGATAATAGGAACCCGCAGAGCCGGTATCTGCGTAATGTTTAGGGGGCTGCTAGGCATTTGTCGGGCTCAACAAGAGTTCTGCGCCCACAATAGCGATCTTGACTGGATCTGTCCCTGATACCTCATATACGCGATCGCGGATCTTTAGCGTCATGCCAAGACGTCGCCAAATGGTTCTAAAGCCGTATCGGCCAAATTTACCCATAGATTTCCAATGTTCGCTAGACCAAGTATGGCCGCCATCGTCAGACCAACGAAGCATGACTTGTGGATTAGCACCAACTACCATGGCAAAATTCAATAAAAGATTATCCCCGGATTCGGTCGTAATTAACGGGCCAAATTCGGACGCCAATAGATCAATAATAACCGTATTAAAGTCGTATCCGTCTAATCCAACGCCTGTCTCGCAATCTAATTGCAGACTATGTTGCGTCGTGCGCCTAAGATCATTCTGTCCTGTCGGAAGCGCGCGCCAGCGCCGAAGCCATTTTTGGACATCGCCGTTGTCTGTATACATGTTCATATCAAATGCGTATATGTTGCCGTTCTTATAGTCGCCGACAACTATCTCATCATTAAACGCCATCTGGCAATTACTACGGTGGCGTGTAAATTCGCTATATTCCCACCCGGCGCGCTCATGCCACGCGCCTGTCGCTACGTCATAAACCCAAGTTGTATTGGCAGTCGGGAATATCAAAACGTAGAACGAATGACCATCCTGTTGATAAGTATAGCCAATAGCATCTGAGATGTTCGAATATTGTTGTATTTGCCATTCAACGGCATGAGTGCTGATACGTTTTCCAGTATAGCCTTCCGCTCGGTAGACAATACCCTTACCGCGAGCATCAGCACCAAGCCAAAAAAGGCCGTTATCAAGTTTGGCTACAGAATAGGTAGCCGCGCAACCAATTTCATTGAATGCACCCTGAATACGTGCGAGCGGAAAATCCTGAAGACCTGCGTTATACCAGACCTCGACTGAGTTAGCACCAAAAAGCCAGACTTCACGATGGTCTACAATTAGTGACACAAGACCGTCAGGCGAACCTTCTGCGCTGGCAAAATCTAATGGATCTATAGACAGACCGTCTAATAAAGACGTGACCCAAAATCTCTGGCTATTGGGCTCAGTAAAAACAAAGTATCCGTCGATATATCCGACAGTTACCGCGCCGGGGAAATCAGGGTCGGTTATTTGAGTAAACGCATCCGTAATCAGATTATATATGTAGCTTGGGCCATTACAGGCGATAAACAACTGCGTCCCGTTATCAACCATGCTAACAGGGCCAGACCCAGAAACAGTGCCTTTTATTGTTGGGTTCCAAGATGAATCTATGCGGTATAATTTATCGCCAGAAACTACGAACCCATACCCGCCATAGGTCCAAAGTCCGCGAATAGGCCCAGTGCCAACAGCTTGTAAGAACCGTAAGCCGGGCGCGCGCATAAGATACGCAGGCTCTTTGCCACCTTCAGGCACAATCTCAGGGTAAAGGTTCACCATACGGTTATCCGCAGCATTAATGCTGCGAGTAACGTATGATGAGCCTAAGCTCGGCGTTTTCATCAGGCAACAACCGCCCCGTAGATGCCAATAACGGCCCAACCGCCAGTAAAAAATTGCATGGTGACTGAATCACCAATATCGTTGAACGTAATAGTAGTCCATGTGCCTGCTGTGCTTGTGGGAGTCAGAATACCCGTATCCGCACCTGCCCCCTCAGCGACATAAGCAATCGTCTTGATCTGTCCAACTGCGCCGTCAGCCAAAGTCAATGCATCGCCCGTCCCCGTCGAAGTAAACGCCGTAGACAGAGTAACAAGATCGACTGCGCCGGGGCCGGATAATGATTGAACACCACCAATGACGCCAGTGGTAAAAGTTTGAAGTCCTGTAAATGTTTGAGCCGCATCCGTCCGCGCAATCGTCGCGTTTGTGGTCGGAAACGTCATAACTGTCGCGTCAGTGCCCGCCAACGTCAGTGAGTTATTGATAGTAAGCGTCTTGGCGTCTACGCCGGCTAACGTCAGTGAGTTATTGACAGTCAGCGTTTTGGCGTCTACGCCGGCTAACGTCAGTGAGTTATTGACAGTCAGCGTTTTGGCGTCTACGCCAGCCAGCGTTAGAGAGCTATTAGCCGTGAGCGTTTTAGCATTGGCAATAGTAAGCGTCGCCGAAGTGGCAGGTGCTGTTATGGCCACCTTATTAACGCTAGTCGCCGTGGCCACACCTAAAATCGGCGTTACTAGAGTAGGCGATGTAGCAAAAACATTTGCCCCTGTGCCGGTTTCGTCTGTAAGCGCGGAGGCTAAATTAGCCGATGTCGGTGTCTGTAAGAACGTCGCAACATTTGTGCCCAATGACGTGACGCCCGTGCCGCCGCGACTAGTCGGAAGCGTGCCATAAGTGCCAGCGTCAATAGGCAAACCTGTGCAGTTAGTCAGCGTGCCCGCTGACGGCGTGCCAATATTAGGATTTGTCAGCGTAACGCCGGTAAGAAATGTAGTTTTGGTCGCCTGCTGAGTAATATCACCTTGAACGACAGGAAGAACAGCGATGTCGGCGACACTAGTGGCGACAGGAAGATCGGCGATCTTAACGGTAGACATTAATAGTTCCCCGCGTAAATGTTATAGCGTTGACGTGTTCCGACGATGCTATATGGCAATGCCATAATATCGTCTGGGTTGTTGATTCTCTTGAGGTTTCGCTTGCTATACATAGCAATCCGTTGAACTTGCGCAGATGGCTCGACACCAAATTCGGGAGCCATTTCACAGGCCAGATTATATCTGAAGGCACGAAGATAACCGGGCGGAAAATTCAACTGCGTTGCCAAGGTGGCCGCCGCGTTCAGCGGCGTAACAGAAATCAAATGAAATTCCAGTGCCCTAAGAGGAACCGGATAGACCGTCATAGAGATATTGGGGAAGGTCATGTTGA